AGGTCAGCGACGTACGCATAGGTCCGGGCGGCGCAATAGTCAGCGCGAAGCTGGATCTGTCGTTTGCGGAAATATATAAACTTAAGCCGCCGACGAAGAACATTGCAGGCAGCTCTGGTGGAGGGGGCGTCAGTGGTGGCGGCGCTGGTTCGCGATTGACTGTCAATTCGTCGGGACAAACTGCGCTGGGAAGTTCTAAAACAATAACAACGACAAAGAAAGTTGACAGAACGAAGCAGAAGGCTATCGCAGAGGAATTAAGAAGGCAAGCCCAAATAGCCAACAAGCCTATGGCAGGCTCACCGAACGGGTATGCGTCATACGCAACTGCGCTTCGAAACATCGCCAACGTAGTCGGAGCGATTGACGTAGCAAGCAAGGCCAGGGCCTATGCGCTCGAACGAATAGACCGAGTGCTTTCCGGTTCGGTAGTCCCATACTGGTTAATGCCAGACCTTACAGCCCTAAAGGCTCTCCGGAAATATGTATATAACTGGGACGTGGGTGGGAAATTCGAAGGTTCAGGCTCAAGCAAGAGTTTTTAGGAGGGCGAAAACATGGAATTTACAATATCGTCTGCTGACGATTTTTCTTTTGGGGCGGCGACCGACCAAGACCGTATTCGCCAGAACTGCGCGAACCTGTTGGGGATCCTGTGGGGTGAGGTAATGGGAGATCGCACGCTTGGCGTTGACCCAGGGCTGATTGATAGGCCGGTCGAGCTGGTGCGCTCGGAGCTGGCAGCTGGGATCATCGAACTTATATCGGAGCGCGAGCCACGGGCGCAGGTCAATGACATCCAGTTTAACGTCCTGAACGCAGAAGGCGATACGGAGATCAAGGTGGTGATAGGTGATGCGTGATTTTCTGGGCATAGATGTCGAGCAGCTGCAGGAGGACGCTATACAGGAGTATGAGAACGTCACCGGAGAGACGCTGTATGCCGGTGATGAGCGCCGGATCCTGATCAACACGCTGGCCGGGCTTGCATCAATCGCGCTTGGACACTACAACATGCTTTTCAACCAGAACTTTCCACAGTACGCCACTGGGGAGTATTTGGACAACATAGGCGCATCATGGATGATGGAGCGCATGCCAGAGCAGTATGCCATAGTGACATTGCAATATATGCTCAGCGCCCCGCAGGGGTCCGATGTGACCGTACCTGCGGGCATGCGCTCGACACCGGACGGCATTCACTTTTTTGCGACGACGGAGGACCTTGTTATTCCTGCCGGGCAGACCACCGGCACCGTAACAGCCCAAGCCACGGAAACGGGCAGCGCGCATAACGGGTTTGCGGCCGGTACGATCATCAATCAAGTCGACCTGGTGCCGTTTGTGGGGGCCGTATCGAACATCGACGAATCCCAGGGCGGTGCTGAAATCGAAGATGACGAGTCTTACCGGCTCCGGATGCAACTGGCGCTCACGGGATACAGCACCGCCGGCTCTGAGCTTGGGTATATGTTCTGGGCGCGCATGGCCGACAGTACAATAATGGACGTCGCTGTTACCAGTCCTGATGCAGGGCAGGTGTTGGTCACGTTGCTTATGGACGGCGGGGAGGCGCCCAGTCCGTTGGTAATTGCCCGCGTTGCGGCAGTTCTCACGTCGCATGAGGTCCGCCCGCTGACAGACCAGGTCACGGTTCAGGGCCCCATAGAAAGGGCATATTCCATAGACGTTGATTACTATATCGGCTCCGATGACTACGCACGGGCTGCAGAGATCCAGGCCGCGGTGGAAGCGGCGGTCGAGGAATATATTGCCTGGCAGGGCGGGGCGTTGGGGAGGCATATAAATCCGGATGTGCTGGTTCAGAAGATGCTCAACGCCGGCGCATCGCGGGTGGTAGTGACATCGCCGACGTTCGATGAACTGGATCCCGGAGACCTTGCGGTGATCTCCGGCACGCCTGCAGTTTCTTTTGAAGGCCTGTTGTAGGGGGTGCGAAAATGAATCTGGAAGAGGTACTGACGTTAGACATGCTCCCTAAGCGGTTTCGGAATGACAAAACGATGAAGGGTATGGCCGCTGTCTGCGATATGCTCATGCAGCGCATCCGGAACCCAATCTTTACACTGCCTGTCTGGACGCGGCTGGATGAGCAGCCTGAGGAGATTCTCGACGAGATGGCGACCGCATTGGGTTTGCGCTGGTACGACCGCGGCGCTACGCTGACACAGAAGCGCGCCATCATTAAGAGCATCAACAAAGTCTTTAAAAATCTTGGGACACCTGCGGCAGTGAAACAGGTTGCTCAGGACTATTTCGGCGCCGCGACGGTAGAGGAATGGTGGGAATACGGCGGGGATCCGGGGCATTTTCGGATAAAGATCCAGTCGCAGAGCATCACAGCAGATCAAATCGAAGCCTTCTCGCGAATCCTGCGGTGGGTGAAGCGCGCCTCTGCGCATCTGGATTCCATAGTCGCCGAGGAGCCTGTGACAGGGACACTGCACGTAGGCGCTGCATATCACGAGGCAGCCGCCGACAAGTTGAGAGGGGAGTATTAAATTGGCTGATTTCGGGCAACTGACCATAACGAATACAGGGTTGACCCTGCTGGGCAAGGTGCAGGCCGGCACACCGTTGCAGTTCACGCGGCTGGCCATCGGCGACGGCAGTCTTGGTTCGACGGATCCTGCAACGCTGAACGCGCTGGTTCATCGCCTGCAGTGGGTGTCTATAAACGCGATCACGCGCGAAGGCTCGAACGTCACGGTCTCAGGTGTGTTCAATAACCAGAGCGCTTTGTCTCCGTTTTATTACAGAGAGGTCGGCCTTTTTGCACAGGATCCACAAGCCGGGGAGGTTCTCTATGCATACGCGAATGCCGGTTCGACCGCTGACGAGATCCCCGCGCAGGGCAGCCAGGTCATTGAGCGTGCTATCAGCATTACGATAGCATTGTCGACCGATCTGACATTGACCGTTGAACTGGCATCCGGGGTGTATCTGCCGGCTTCGTCATACACGGCCACTGATGTGCTGGCCAAGCTCATTACGGTCCACGGACCCGGCAGCGGCCTAAACGCTGATATGGTCGACGGCCTGCATGCGAAAGCCAATGCGGAAGCTGATGCGCACGTGGTGGCCACGCAGTCAGATGGTACTGCGCGGGTGCTGAAGCTGCGTGTAGGGACAGCTGGCACAACCATACCGGCAATCTATATCTCCGATGCGTTCCCGCCGGGGGCGCCTGAGAACTCACTGCTGCTGAAGCCCAAGACATCTTCGTAAAGGGAGGTGGGTGTAAATGGCAGACCTTGCGGCGCGATATAACGCCGAAACGTCGCCGAGCGGGTCGACATATATGGATGTTGAGTATGAGGTGCTATCACGCTCCCGTATCCGTGTATATGGCAATATCCACCTTGGCAGTGCTACATCGGCTGGTTCTGCTGAAGAGCGTACAATGAAGATCACCGTCAACGGTACGGTTGAGACCCGTGTGGTGAAGGCTCTTGGCACAACTTGGGGTATAAACTCAAACCATGGCTTTGATTATACATTTGATTTTTCTGCGGCGATATCGGGGACCGTGAACGCAAAAATCGATGTTGATGCGACCGAAACAAGCCACAGCAACCCCAGCGTGACCTTCGCGACGGGAATGCGGACTGTGACGATCCCCAGCAGCATGCTGAAGCCCGGGCAAGGCTCTACGCCTACGGTTAGCCCATCAAGCGCACCGGAGACCACAATAACGATCGAGTGGGGGACGACGCCATACGCGACAGCCTATTATGTCGAATACTACAAAGACGCCGTCTGGGTGCGCTTAAAAGCGGTTTCGGGAACGTCTACAACTGCGGATCTGTCGGCAATCGCAGGCCGGGGGGAGACCATAGGATGGTCGATAATTCCGTACAACAGCTATGGCAGCGGTACCCGTTCTGGAACCAGGAACGTCACGCGGAATCGGATCCCGAACACACTCGCCTCGGCACCAACTCCGAACGCAACGCTGATTGAGCCTGGTACTCCGATTCGGCTGTCGTTCACAAATGCTGGTGACCCGGACGGCAACTTGTCCGGATACGAAGTGGCCATGCAGAACAGCGCGGGACAGTGGTACAACAGCGGGCAGATTGTCGGTAGTCGGGCAGGCGCCAGCATCGATTATGTTGACGTGGGAACCACGGGCTGGACCCGCGGTGGGAAATGGAAATTTTTTATCCGCGGCTATGATGCTCGAGGTATACGCGGTAACTGGAGTCCGGCTTCGGCGTTGGTGACAGTAAATAGCGCACCACCGGTACCGGAATTAATTTCCGTGACGCCCTCACCGTTCGAGAAGGCCGTGACGGTCTCCTGGGCGGCTGTTACGGACCCGGACAACAACTTTAAGCACTACGAGCTGCAGCGCCGAATAAGCGACGACGGCGTGACGTGGAGCGCATGGGAAACGGTGTCCACGCAGACAGCGCGAACATTTACAGATGAGCCTCCGGTAGAAGACGCTGGCAGAGTACAGTACCAAGTCCGCGCTGTAGACACATTCGACCAGGCCTCCGACTGGAGGACGTCCGCGCTGGTGCAGCGCGAGGACGGCTCCGGCCTGTATATATTGCAGGGTGGCATGGAGGTGAAAACGGATATCTATATCGGGCAAACGAAGTACGAGTGCTGGGTCGTAAAAAACGGCCAGTGGGTAGAGACAATAAAGTAACCGCTAATAGCTGCTGGCTTTAATTAGACCACCGTACGACTTTTGTTATTAAAAGGTTCAAGCACATTTTTAAAAAACCGCTTACGAGCGGTTTTTTATTACACAAAATCATGGGGGAAAGGAGAATAAGATGTTTGAGTACATTGAGGATGTAATGCTCAAGCCCGCGCGGCCCTATGTCAAGCGCCCGTTAACTGACACCATCGTCCTGCACCACTTTGCGTCCGATGCGACGCCGGAAGCGGTACACAAGTATCATATCAGCCGGGGACACGCTGGCATCGACTACAACATCGTGGTGCTGCTCAATGGCCGCGCGGTGTGGGGGCGCGGACTGGAGTACGAGGGCGGGCACGTCCTGAACGGGGGGACAACCGCGGGGCTGAACAGGCGCTCAATCGGCATTGCGTGCCAGGGTAATTTTGATGAGCGGACCATGCCCGCCGCCCAGAAGGCCACGCTGTTCCGCGTGATCTGTGATTGCCTGCAGGCATACCCCGCCATCAAGACTATCGTTGGGCACAAGGACGTGACGGCTACAGCCTGCCCGGGTAAGCATTATCCGCTAGCCGAAGCGAAGGACCTGCTCGACGAACGGGACACGGTCAAGCCGAAACCGCCGGTTGCGTCCGCCCCGGCGCAGATCTACCGCGTGCGAAAGTCTTGGGCGGATGCGCAGTCGCAAATCGGTGCATTCAAGGACCTCGCCAACGCTAAGGCTACTGCCGATAGCCACAAGGGCTATAACGTATACGACAACGCAGGGAAAAAGGTTTATCCTACGTCTGCCACTACGGCAGAGCCTGTCCCCGCCAAGACCCTCAAGGTAGGCAGCAAGGTAAAGGTCAAATCCGGCGCCAAGACCTATGACGGCGCAAAACTCGCCAGCTTCGTATACCAAACCACTTACGAAGTGATGGAGATCAAGGGCGACCGTGTGGTGATCGGGCTGAAGGGCGTTGTGACTGCGGCTATCAAAAAAGCAAATTTGATATTGCAGTAATGAAAGCAGCAAGGAGGGCACAAGGGTGGAGATGGATGCCAAGACATATGGTGAGATCATGGAGGCGCTCGGGGTAATCCGCACCGACATCAAGAACCTCGGCAAGATGCTGGAAGACGCGAACACGCGCATAGACACACGCCTTGAGAAGCTGGAAGAGC